GCCATCAGGCTCACGGTCTTATCGGGATTGTGCTTGTAGTTTATCTCGCCGATGTGTTTGCTTAGGTCATACCGCTTGGCTTGTTCGGCACCGGGCGTGATGATCATCTTGTCGTAGCCATTCTTCACTGCATGATCCAACAGATGCTTCAGCGCCAGTTCATGCCAGTCCTTCTTGAAGGGAGCATCAGGAACTACTCTGTTTGCAAGCAATTGCCTGCGCCTTGACTCTTCTTCTGGCGTAAGCTTTTCATCCCTAGCCAACTTGTCCACAATATGTTTACGATCTTCTGGGGTTCCATATCCCCAGTTGGTAGGCACAGCTTTCTTCGCCTCCTCTTCGGGCATACCATTTTCAACTAGACGGTCAATCTCTTCATGCCGAAGATCGCGTGCCTGTTGATGCCAGTCCGACTGTATCTCCTCAACGTGCAGTATCTTCTCCCCGTTCGGGCCTTTGCGATCGGATACCCTTGCATGCGCCAGAATGTTCGGCTCATCTTTGAAGTGCGAGGATTGAAAATTATTTGATGCGCCGTAACCTAAACTTAGTTCTCCATTTCCATATGCACCTCGATTTTTTTCCTGAACCGGCAGCTTCAGCTTGATCTCGCGGTAGTTGTTCCCGCCCTTCAACTGATACTTCTCATACTGCGTCTTATTTTCCTTCAGCCGATTGATGGCTCCCTCAGCATGCTGCTGCGTCTCAAACGGCCCTGCAATACGCTTGCCCGTATCGTTGAGCACGTAATGCTTGTCGTCATCACCCTTTTGGGTGACAAAGAAATCACTCTTGTGCGCCACGCTCTCAGTGATCTTCGGCATGGGGTTCTCTGATGCTATACGTTGCACATCAGGTAATCCCATCTTGCCAGTCATCTTCTGTTCGAGACCGCGATCCTCAATCTCCTGCGGCTTGACGCCATGGGTGTTGCGGATCATTGATAGGTATTGGTCGCCAGTCCCCTTGGCCTGACTCAGCTTGGATATGGCTTGATCGACCGGTGAGTAGAACGGTTGCCCACCGTCAGCCATGTGCATTAGGCCACCTTTGGCTTTAGTGATGTCTCTCTCTTTCGTATCGTATGTTCCACGGTTGCCTATGGCTGACTTGATCTTGTTTGGGTGAAACATAATCACTTCATGAGGATCACCACGACCATGTGGATCGGCATGCACTACGCTGTCATAGCCCATGTCTTTAACCTTCTTTGCCCACTCCTTGGGCATCAGCAATGGAAAAGATTTATCTCCACCGGCAAACATCTTTTGCGCTCGAATTAATATTTCAGGGTTATCTAATACCAAGGGATTCTTCGCCTGCACATGAACAGGCATGATTTGCACGCCTAGATTAGGATTGCGCGGATCACCAATGTTATGTCCTGCGGCTTGATACGTTGGGTCGGAGGATAGCCAAGTAGCATGCCCACTGATTTCTGGGTCATTCCCACCGGGCTTGAATGCCTTGAAGTTACGCGGAGTAGCGTGATACAGGCGATCCTTGATCTTGCTGTCGGCAAGGAATTTCTCCTTGTTTGCCTTTGAATCCTCATACGTAGTTACACGTACGGAGTTCCCCTCATGGATAGCGCCACCTTTGGAATAGATGTCTGGTAATTGTTCAAGCATATTACCTTTTTGTGGCATCACCATACGATCTTTCCCTAGTGCGTCTTTAATAGAAGATACAACGTCTTCTTGAGACCCAAACATTTTTTGTTCCCAAGGTGCCAACCCAACGCCCATATTTGGCTCATCAGCAAGCATCACCAAACTTTTTTCATTACCCGTCTTGGCTAACGCTCTACTTCTATGCCTTCCCTCATGTCCAACTATTTCTGGAACTCCACCAAGCACTCTGGGCGCAGCAATTGTTAATTGTGGCACCGCATCAAACGCCCCCACTTTAGATAAATGGGTAACGTAATCATCAAAAGAACCAAACCGCGCCGCATTAGGGCTGGCGGCTAAACTTTGCACATACTTATCCAAGGAAGGGGCAAATTTTTCAAAATCCTTCGGGTTCATTGTCATGATGGTTTTGTTGTTGCTAAGAAGCGCATCTCTTAAAGCTTTTTCTTGATATAGCTTTTCAAGGTTTGGGATTTCATCTGCGGCACGTTGAACTCGTTGTTGCCCATAAACTCCAGATTTATCTAACGCTTCTCTTTCTAAACGACTTAGTTTTCCCGGAATATTTATAGATGGAAACGTATCTACAATTGAATTTATACCCGCCCTTACCAATTTAGATACAGGCTTTACCGCACCTCCAACCATAGGGATCATGCCCAATCCAGCCAGACCCATACCGGCTACGTCGCCCTCACGCCTAGCAACTTCAAAGTCTTTAGCAGATAAGGCGGGGCCAAGCACAGGATGAAACCCCGCTAGTGCCTCGCCCACTTCAGGCGATAAATTAACCTTTGGCCTTTCCCTTACGTTGCGTCCCTGCCTTTTGATAAGAGGGTTTCCGTAATAAGCCTGAAGTTCCTGCTGCATTTGCTCAAGTGATTTGGGCATATCAATCCTCTGGATGCCAGATTATGCGCCTACCCCATCTGATCCTGCAATCATGCAGCATATGGGTTCGCTCTCGATCTCTGGTTGAATATCTCTGCATCGGTGATGTCGCTCTCATCATAGTCTTCTCGTTGCGGCGCGTCGATACTGATCCAGCCTGCATCACGAAGATATCGCAGCCCCTGACTGATGCAATCGACGAACTCGTCATGCACAGTGTCTGGGAATGAGCATATCTGACTGACCATGCCTTCAGCCCAATCACGTACGTACCCTTTGCGATTGCTGCTCTCCGGCACCCAGACTCGACCGGCCTTGATGATGTTTGCCACAATGCTTAGGCGTTGGGTCTTGTCCGCGTGACCGGGGTTATAAGCGTGAACCGGCAAGTGCGCCCGTTGCAAGTCCTGTATCAGCGAGATACCGGCACTCTTGTCCTCCACCAGCAGCAAGTCTACCAGCTTCTTGTTCTTGCCCTCGCCGTAGGCTACCTCGAACTCCTTGATCACCTTCGGTCGCAGGTCGGGATACTGCAGGTGTTCCTGCCAGCAATCCAAGATCATGACGCACATCCCTCCGTCCAACGGCTTGAAGACCCCAAGCGTGATCGATCCGGTTGGGTCGTTGATCGTTTTGTCCGAGGTCGCGCAGTCGTAGGACTGTAGGACGAACTCCAGCTTGGGGAAGGGCTTGCCATCAGGCCAGAGCCGGAACCAGTCCCGCTTGACGATACCGGCCTCCTCGGGATCGATGATCTCGGCGTGAATCTCCTGCCTGCCGAGGTTTGTCCCCTCATACGCCAGAATCTGCTTCTGGAAGCTTGGGGCGAGGTTCTTGATGTTGGCATAGGTCGATGCCCGTGTGATCACTACGTCGTCACCCTCGCGCCCTATGAGGTCTAGGATGACATCCTTTGGCTTCGGTGTGGTCGAGCAGATCAGCTTGGTGTTCTTGCCCAGCCGGATGCCGAACTGGATCATGTCCCAGCTATCCTGCAGATACTCCCATGCCGCCAATTCATCCAGCCAGCCGCCGTGGAACTGTGGGCCTCGGAACCGCTCAGGCTCGCTGGCAGGTATACCCTTAATCAGCGATCCATTGACCAGATGTATCTCATGCAGACTGCTGTTGTATTTTTCCACGATGGGGGCTGGCAGAACTTTGAGCAGCCCTGAGTCGCCCTCGAAGCATGTCCCCTTCAAGTCTCCACTGGTCGGCGCTGAGACCAGCCAGCGCGTGTTGGGTTGATCCCACGCCCATCCTGCGAGGCATTCAGCGGAGGCGCGAGTCTTACCCGCTCCTCGACCAGCCAGCATCAGCCAGATCGACCACCAGTCCCCAGCCGGTTCGATCTGGTGCTTGTGCGCCTGCAGCCGGAGCCACTTGAACTGCCAGTTGAAGACCGCCTGCGCCTGCGGCGTCATCTTCGCGAACTCGGCCTCAGCCGATTCGTCGAGCAGGATGTCCTCGGCTACGCCCATTTTAATCCCCTACTCAAAGTAGGGAATACTAGTCTGACTAGTATTCCACAATGGCAGTAGGGAATACTAGTCAGACTAGTATCCCGCATAGTCAGTAGGGTCATTTCTCGGTCTGGCGCTGCAGCTTGATGTTCTTCAGTAGCTCGCCAAACACGTTCATGTTGTTCTCGATCACCACAGGGCTGGCGTCGTCTCCACCGTGGGTAATCCGATCGCCATACTTCTTCGGACGCAGCTTGCTGGCAGTCCACTTCCGCGCATCGACACGGTTCTTCTGCCACTGGATATAGGCCGAGTCCATCCTGACATCGATCAGGTTCCCATCCTTGTCAAATACCGGCGCGGTCTGGGGAGTCTCGTCAGCAATGGCTACGATTTCGTCAGCCATAGTTTCGGCCTGTTCTTCCCGCGCTCGCGTGTATTTCTCCAAGAAACTTGGCCTGCTGAACACCCATGAATACACTGTCTGCTGGCAGGGCATTCCTTCTTGGTTGCAGATTGACCTTAGAGACTCGCCTCCTGACAGTCGCATGCATATCGATGCTGCGAGTTCTTCTGTGTAGATTTGGGGTCTCCCATGGGGGAGACAGTCTGCGGGGTCTTTTCGTTTGGTCATGGCAGTCCTTTGTCGCGCAATCATTTCAGCGCATTGGGATAGAGTCTAACTCATTCTGCCTCCGATCTCAAAATGCGGTGTTCTGCGAAATTCCTATACGCCTTTAGGTTGACGTTCTCCTCCTTCAAGGTAGCAACCTGTGTCTTCAAGTGCTGGATCGTGCTGTTGGCTCTCTCTATCCATTCTGAGACCTCTTTGGGCATAGAGTAGAGTTTCTCCATAGATTGTTTTGGCTTTGCGGCTGGCTTAGTGGGTTTTGGCTTGGCTTTCTTCACGGCCTTAGATTTCGTTGTCATTGATGTTCTCCAAGACATGTTTGGCGTATTTGTATTCCTGCATGCCTTGTAGGATCGGGGCCAGACGGTCAATCACTGCGACCAGATTCTGTGTTGCCTGCAGCAGGTGCGTTCTGTCACAACGCAGTCCTTCAATCTCTTTTAAATCGACCGACATTTTGATCATTGTTTTGAAGTCGTCCATGCCATGCCCCTTGTCATTTTTGGTATACGGAAAGCATGCCGGGGTTCCCCCACTCGGCATACAGTTTGTAATCGTCCAGCACTTTGGTCAGCTTTGGGTTGACGTTGTCTCCACCCCAGAAGTCGAAGCTACCGCATCCTGCGTAGTAGTTTACCCACATCTCGCTGTTCTCCTCCTCACCGCTGATGCTGAAGCCTCCATCCCTGATGTCGCTATCAATATGGACGAAGACCGGCACGCCCATTTTTTTAAGCTTGTTGTATGCCTTGATGTATGCGCGTTTCATTTTACTCTCCTTATAAACCTGCTAGATCGCAGTGATATCGATAAAGCTATTAAGTTTTTTGTCAAAAACATTTGAGCTTCGGCGCTTCGCTACATTGATAGCTTGCTTTGCTGATCGAAACGCCCAGTTTTGTGACTTTCCAAAACTATTTAGGTTATCAATCTCCCCGTTAAATCGAATAATAAAGAATCTGGCCCCAACAAATTGTTGGATCACGCGTTTTGCCAATTCTTCAATATTTTGATTATTCATCTTCGTTTTCTTCCTCTTCCTCTTCTTCCTCGTCTTCCAATTCATCCGGCTCATCCGGCAACGATTCGTTTGCTATACGCCGCTCCTCCCATCTGCGTTGATCTCTAGCTTCATCCTCTGGAGTTTGGGCGGGGTTGCGGAAGTCCTCTGGGTTTTCTGCCTCAAGCTCTGCCATCGTTTTCATTTTCATTCCTTTTGTTTTTAGAAGGGGGTTTCCCCCCTCCCAGACTAGACCGACTCCATCTTTCTCCAAGCCTGAATCCCGATCCAGCCCTTAAATATGTTCTCACCAAGCGTCATGCGGTAGTGGACACGCGCACCGTCAACATAGCGGCAGGTGTAGGTTTTGTCGCCCACTGACTTCTGGTCGCCGCTGTTGACTTTCGCCGGAGCCTCTTTGCGTTCGACTTCGATCAGGACGGTGCCGTAAACCGCATTGGCTATCTCTTGCAGATACTTGGCAAAGTCTTCGCCTGCCTTGGCGCGTGAGCGCAGATTCCAGTTCAGGCATTGAACGGCGTGCGCTTGCTCATGATCGGTCGCATCGGCAAAGTCGATTTCATATGCTTTCATGAACTGACCGCGCACCACCTTGGTCGGCTTCATTTTGCCAGCCAGCACTTGATCTGCCTGAAAAAGCAACGCAGTTACTTCTTCGGTGATATCAGCAACGATCTTGTTGGTGGTGGTGCGGCTCACTTGCATCGGCTCATGACGGTCACCGCTGCACACGCCTTGGAACCAGCCGTTGGCTACCGTGTAGCCATGCTTCGACATAGCACCGTTCACCACCGCCTGTTGGCGACCGCAGCACTGGCAATTCCCGCGAATCTGTTTGTCCATTTTGCTCTCCGAAATAAACCGGTCACTTGACCGTAGTGAGACTATAACACGGGGTTAGATTTAAGTGTCAACTATTTTTTAGGGGGGCGAACCCCCCTACCTTGGCTACCAGCCGTATTTCTCGGCACAGATCGGGCCAATACCGCGCTCGATGCTTGTGTGGTCGGTCAGTTCGCGCCCACAGACGGCGCAGGAGCCGAATTTCTGACCGTAGGCTACCGCCGCCTTATGCGGGTCGCTGGAAGCCGCCAGAATGCGTTCTGACGCGTCCTGAGTGCATTCGCGGGTGGCAAACAGCTTGCCGCCGATGATCTTGCCCAAGTACTGCTCGCCAGACTTGATGTAGACCGCGCCAGCGTTCTTGCCGGTCGCCGGAGCGGGGGTGAACACAAAATCGTCAAGACGCAGGCGCGGGTAGCGGATGCCGGAGTCCTTGGCCTTGGCGAAAGCCACTTCGATCGCCTCCACGCTCACGTTCGGGGCGGCGGCGGTCGCCTGCGCTTTCTCAGCAGCCCACTTCACTTTGCGCTCGCCATCGGCAACAGCACACTTACGGACTGCAGCCAATTGTTTTTCGGTCAGCGAGCCGAACTTCGTAAGGGCGGCGCTCAGGCTGGCGGCGAACTCAAAGCCGCGAGCGGCTGCTTCGTCCAGCCATGCAGCTTCGGCTTTGTTCTCATCGCGCCATGCTTGAATCTGAGCGGCCTTGTCTTCAACAGCCTTGACCTTGCGGGTCTCGGTGCTGGCCTTGGCACGCGCACGCTGCTCAGGAGAGGTCTTGAAGGTCAGCTTGCCGGTGCCGCTGCAGGCAAAGCAGCTTGCCAAACGAACAAACGTCCAGCCGATGGTGACTTTGCCCTTGCCGTCACACTTCTTGCACTTCTCTTCAAACCAGACGGTCTCTTTGACCACGGCTACCGGCGCGTTGAAGATTGCGTCCAGATCGTCCTTCATGTCGTCGAATGCACCCATTTTTGTCTCCCTGATAAACCTGCTCGTTCGCAGTGGGTAGAACTATAACATAGGGTTAGATTCTTGTGTCAACATATTTTTACTGCCTATTTTTTGAGCAGTTTCTCGTAGTCCTGTTCGGATGCAATCAACGCCTGTTCAAGCATTTTGATTCGCACCTCAAGCACCTTGATCCGCGCCGCTTGCTCGTCGTAATTCAGTATCGGTTTACTCATCTTCTCCCGCGCTTCCTGTGCTAGTGCTTCCTGCCTGTTTATCTTGGTCATGTGTTCTTCTCCCGCAGCTTGGCTTCGATGTCCCTGACCATCCACCACGGTTGGTCGTTTCGCAAGTGTTCAATCTCATCATCCGTCAGCCCAACCCACTCTTTCTTCCGGTAGAACCCTGCGGCGTTTAAAATCTCCTCAAGGTTCGGGCCGCATATCTTTGTTGGCTTTTTAAACTCCATCATCGGCGTTACTAGCTGCTTGAGTTCCAGCAGTTGCGCGGCAAGGTCTTTTATCTGTTGGTCGTGGTCAAATACTATTGTGTCAAGATTTTCCCGCACATCAAATATGTTCACTGTTCTTCTCCTTCAGCTTGGCTTCAATGGCTCGATACGCTTCGTAATTGGTTGCAAAGGCGTCAAACATTTTTAACCGTATTTCGGTTATTTCCTCATCCGTCAGCCCAACCCACGGGCGTTGGGCTGTTAAGGATTCCTTAATAGCTGGTTCCGCAAGCGCATCCTCCACCGCCTTGATTGCATCGTTCAGCCGCAGATCAACCCTGTGATGTACCCACGAGTCTAGGG